TTGCCGCGCCGGTCCCGTAGTCACCGGCGTCGAACCCGATCCGGTAGTATGCAACCGTGTTGTCAAGCCCATCCGCGTAGTTCGCCATGCCGTTCGCGGTATAGGTGTTCACCGTCACCCATGCGCCAACATCGCCGATGGATCGCTGAAGCCGAAGCGTTCCCGTCCATGTGCCGGATATGGTGATGGTAAAGCGCCTGTCAGCCCCAACGCCTGTCACGCGAATGGCATTGGTGTAGGACGGATCGGCAACCAGCAGGTCCTCGACGCGCTGGCCCTGCGACGTGATCCGCCAGAGCGCCCCGACATGCGATGACCGGAACAGCGGCTGCGTCGCCGTGAGCGTGATAGCCCCGGAAATGGCCGACGGCGTGATCGACACGCTATCGACGTTCTCCACCAGGAACGGCCCGTCGTTCGCCTCGTAGAGCACGAGCGACCATGAATTGTTGTCGCGCCGCTCGATCCGCCGTTGCTGAACATTGGACGCGACGAAGATCACATCTCCGCTCTGGCGCCAGCGCAGCGTCTTGTTGTCGGCCGCCGTCGGCCATGGCGTCGGCAGCGTCACGACGCCACTTTCAATGGCGATGCTGTCCACCAGCACCGGGTATTTCAGGATCGACGAAAACTCGACATGGATCGTCGCGTTGCCGGATGGGTTGACGGCGATGCTGTGAACGCCCGTGCGCAGCACGATCTGCCGGAACACGTCATCCGCACCGGCCGACGATCCGATCCGCATGACAACTGGCCCGCGCTGCACCGTGATCCTCAGCCCGTGAACCGTGCCGGTTGCGGCGATGCTGATAGCCTGACGGCGCCGAGCGGCAGCGAACCCGGTGCCAAGGAGCCGCATGTAGCCGCCGGCCGACCATATCGACGACGCGCCAGCCTCATCCGCCGATGTCCACCCAGACAAATCGCTGTCGAACGTCCCGTTCGTGATCGTTGCGGCAACTGTCGGGCGACTGACCCGTGTCTCCCCATCGTCCCATATCCGCATCCCGAAGGACGACAGTTCCAGAATGGCGGTATCGTCGCGCGAGAACACGAAGGGGATGTAGGAGCCGTCACCGCCAACCGTGGCGCCGGGTCCGTGCTTCTTCATGCCAGGCCGCAGCGACATGGGACCAAGTACCCGCGGCAACCAGTTCGTCTGTTCCTCGGCCGAGAGACGCACCCGCTCCACATCGACACGCGCCACCGCCATCCGGCCGATGAGGCCGCGGTTGAACGTGGCGAGAATGTCGCGCGTCTTCATCTGATCCGCGACCCGCGATCATAGTTGCCGCCGCGAGACGACGCCCACGCACCGACCGGACGAAACTTGACACCTTCCTGCATGGCATCCGTCGACTTCGCCTGCGTCAGGTATTTGCGCTGATCCCGCTCGATCAGTTGCAGCTTGGTGTCCGAGTTGGTGATGCGCTCGCACGCCTCAAGCGCCATGCATGTCTCGAGATAGTAGCGGAAGCTCTCCGTCCACCGCGACGAGTCATGGCCGTAGCTGCCATGCGACGACACATAGCGGATGAAGATTGTGTCGTTGTCAGACAGCCAGTATCCGCCTTCGTCGGTGTATTCCTCGGCCGTGAGCGGGCGGCGGAAATATTCGTCCGCCGACAGTCCGGCCAGGCGCCGGAAGTCGTCCGGCTTGTCAAATGCCCGGCGAAACCCGAAGCCGGGCGTAATGCTCGCGTTGTAGGCACCCTGCACCGATCGAATGGCAAAGTTCCACTCGCCGCGCTCAAGCGCGTAGTTGACCAGCGCGCCATTGTTCCAGATGCCATCCAGCACCCGCCGCGGCTCGCGGTTTTCCGTAAGCGAGGCCAGCCGGCGCGAACCAAGGCGCCGCAGCGCCCCGTTGTAGACATCCAGCCGGTCGCTGTTGGTGATCGCCATGTCAGGCCGCCATAGCCTTCTCGTGGTTCTTCAGCCACTGTTCCGCCATCTCGCGGCTGGCCATGCCGTCCTTGACGACGCCACCATCCGCATTGCGCACGATGCCCCATTTTGCGCTCGGGCCGCGCCACTGGATGCGGTAGGGCTGATCCGGGGTCGCCGCCGCCGGCGCTTCCTCAAGCTGGACATGATCCAGCACGGACACCGCCGCCTCGATCCGCGTGACGTTGCGCACGATCAGCATCGCCCACCAGTCGCCGATCGGCGACAGAACCTCGATCCGGTTGCCGGGACGCAAGTCCTTGGCGACATGCGTCCAGTAGGACGGCGCCAGAAGATCGTCGAGCGCCACGCCAAACTCCGGGACGTGGTAGTAGACGATACTGGCGTGTTCGGCGAGCTGCAGCCGCGTCGGTTTCATGTGTCTCTCCAATGGGCGAAGGGAAGGGCGGGGCCATGACAGCCCCGCCCGGTTGTCAGTCGGTATCGGTCGCGGTGATCGCGATGCCGTCCGACAGGTCCACACTCGCGGCCGTTGCGGCGTTGACGATGTGGATCTGGATCGCCAGCGGCGAGGCGTCGGTATCGCAGACGTAGATCACGTCTCCGGCGCGCATCCCGAGGTCGTAGCCGTTGGTGAAGTAGCCGGCCGCGTCCACCACCGTGGAGGCGTCCGTCGAGCGATACACCCACACCTTGCCGAGGCCGTTGAGCAGGCCGGTGTTGATGCAGGCCGGAGGGTTGGAAGTGCTGTAAGCCATTGTCTCGCCTCCTTACGACGACAGCGCCGAGCCATCATGGTTCATCACCACGACGCCCGAGTTCTGCAGGATTTGCGTGCCCATGAAGACCGAGCAACGCGCGAACGAGTAGTCCTGTTCGTCATCGTAGCCGACCGAGGTCATCATGCCGCCGGTATTCGCCGCGTGAGCGACGGCCGACTTGTGATACATGAAGCACTTTTCCGCGTTGGTGCCGACACCCGGCAGGTTCGGATGGACGATCCAGTTCACGTCGATCCAGCGCCGCGGCCGCACCTTGTCGGCCCACCCCGCGCCGCCGGTCAGCGGCTTGGCGTCAACGTAGTCCGCTGACGCGTAGGCCGCGATCTGCATAAGATACCCCTCGAACGCCGGCGTGATGAGCGCCGTGATCTGGTTGTCCCACGGGATATCCGCGTTCTGCAACATGGTCTTGGCCTTGAGAACCAGAGACATGGATGCAACCGCCGCGCCGCCGGTGTTGACCGTGCCGGTGTTGAGTTCGGCGATGATGTCCGCGTCGATCTTGCGGTTGATCACGCCCATCGTCGTCTTCTGCATCACCGCCCGCTGGTCGCCCTGCGAGGCGAAGATGTTGTAGCCCGTCTTGCGCACAAGATCGTGCCATTCGACGAGCGTGACGGTCGTCTGCGTATTGTTGTCGGCGCGCGACGGGATGAGCCCGTTCACTCCGCGCGTGACAGCGGTTGCGCCGCCCGAATCGACAACCAGCATTTCCGCCTGGTTGCCCTTGATGACGGCTTCGGTCGTGACGGTATCGCGCACGATCGACTGGAGCTGTTCAAAGCCCGCAATCATCTCCTGCCGATACTGCTTCTGGAAAGCAGATTCTGCCATTGGATTACCTCATTGATTGAAGGAGAGGCACATCCGACGCAGGGTGTCCGAATGGCCGGCGGGCTCTTGCGAGGGTATCCGCCGCCCGCGCGGGGCGTTGTCTTTCGTGCTGTCTGTCTTTGGTTTCGACGGGGCCGTTGCCGGGGTGTCCGTCAGCGCGACGCCAGTTTCTCCTGGGCGTCGTAGAGCGTCCGAAGACGTTCTTGCGCCTTTGCGTCCTTGTTGTAGGCGGCGCGATCTTCGCGCATGTATTTCTCGATCTTGGCGACCTCTTCGGCCACGCTGTCCGCCTGCGAGCCGCCGCCCGCTGGGGCCACGAAGCCGGCCGGGTTTTCCCGGTTGGCCATGTCCGCCATCCAGCGCAGGAACGCCGGGTTGTCGCCGAGCAACCGGCCGTCCGGTGTGCGCGCACCGCGCAGCATGTCTCCGAGCGTCACATCAGCGCCGGACTCGTCCTTTCCGACGACCGGCGCTGCGTCGAGGAAGTTCTTCACGGAATTGAGCGTCATGCGGTAGTCGCCGCCGAACTCGCCGCGCAACTCATCCTCTGCCGCGACGCGAAATTCCTTGTCCGACTGCGCCGCGGCGGCGACCTTCGCCTCTTCGGTCTTGTAATACCAGTCGAGCGCCGCGCCGACGAAGGCCGGCGGCATGTTCGCGGCATGGGCCGATTCGAGGAACGATCCGGCAATTTCCTTGTCAGCCTCGCCAATCACCAGCCCGTTCGGCAGGCTTTCAAGGTAGCCATCGGCCGTTTCCGGCACGCCGATCTGCTTGCGGTAAGCCGCCACGTCCTCCGGGCTTGCGTCCTTCGCCAGCGCTGGTTGCGCCGGGCCGGCCGATATTTTCTTCTGTGCCTCGCGCAAAGCCTTTGCCACGTCCAGAGGCGACTTGTAGCGGTCGAGCGACTTCATCGCGTCCTTGTCGTCGCCGGCCATGCGGGTGCGCCAGTCGGCGGGCCAGTCGGCCGGCGCAGCGGCTGGCTTGTCGCCACCGCCACCATCCGCCAGCGACTTGCCAGCACCCGCCGGTGCGGCACCATCGGCAGGTGCGGCAGGCTCATTCTTCGGTGCATCAGACGGGTTTCCGCCATCAAGCGGCGCGTCGATCACGTCATCGGGCATTCTGCTTCCTCATTTCAGCCACCAGTCGCGGCGGCAGGTTGACCATCTTGACGACCTGAAGTCCGACGAAGCGCCGACCCTCTCCGAATGCCGTCTCTCTCTCGCCCCCGTCGCTGTCCGACCGGAAGGAAAGCTCATAAGTTCCGGCGGCCGTCGTGATCAGCCAGTCCAGCGCCAGCTTCTGTTGAATATCGTTGGCGGTTCCCGTCGCCAGCGACTTGAACGCCAGCACGACTTCCTCGCTGTAGTCCACCGGCTTCCACGCCGGATCGCGCGGCTTCATGCTGCGAACGCCTTGGCGGCAACGCCGAGCTTCTGCGCCACGTCGGCGCCCTGTTGCATCCCGGCCAGCGCCTGCGCGGCGTCCTGTGCCTGAGCGTCACGATCCATCGCCGCGGCAACCGCATCCTCGCTGCGCATCCATGCCTGCGGCGTGCCGGAGCCTGACAGCGCATCCCGAAGCGCCACACCGAAGTCCACCGTATATTGCGCGGCCGGATCGACTTCGACGGCTTGCGCGATCATCGCCTTCATCTCGAGGAATTGCTGGCCCTTCTCGCGTTCCGCCGCCTTCGCCAGCGGGCTTTCGAAGGCAAAGCGCACGTCCGAGCCTTGCAGGCTTTCGGGGATGCGATCCGCGCCACCAAAGGCGCCCTCGCGCAACAGCGTCTCGAATGTCATGTCGCAGAGCGCCGCGTTGTAGTCCTCTTCGATCGGCTCGAATAGCGGCAGCGCCTGGCGGATGTATTCCTGAACCCGCTGGCCGACCTCGTAGG